CAAATCGGTCAGTATCCTCCCACATGCACGGATGACTGGCAGCATGCACCAATGTGATATCATCGAACTTATGGAAGTAAGCAGAGTAGTTCGGCGTATCCATGAGATCGGCATACAACTGCATAAATTCGTCATGCCTTTCGGGGCCAACATCCGCTAATGTCCTGCGTGCATCCACAGAGAGACTTACCTTAGCACCCTTACCGAGTCTATGGAATTTATCATCGTGGTTACCGATTGTGAATGCACCCTTACCAGCTTTTACAACCTCGTGCATCTTTTTAACTGTCTCGAATGGAAAAGAGCTACGGTCAACCAAATCACCGAGAGATGCGAAGAAGTAATCGTGCGATTCTGCATAGTGGTAGGCACGCATCAAGGATTCGATATCGCCGTGAACATCGGCGAATACTAACATCCCTGCAAAATTATCTCTGACATGATTTGATAAACTAGACATTATATGTTATGGGTCTCCAACCCATTCTCTCTAAGCATTCTTGAACTAATGGGGATACATACCCCTCGTTACCTCCACAGTAAAAGTCCATGTAGGTTTCACTCATATTATAGTTGTTGTTCCTGATATCAGCAATGATACCACCAGCATAGCGCCAGGAACAGGACCAAAGAATCGGTTTATTGCCCGATAAGATGTCTATTATTCGTTCATCTTCGGGTTTATCTTCGTAGACATACCAATCAACATTACACAAGGCAGCATAGAACTCAAGTGCTACATTCTTCTCAGCGCAATATGTAATGACTATCTTGTCATCTTTTAAATCTGCTTCTAAATTTTGTTTCTTTAAGTCCACATCTGTCTTCTTACTTTCATAAGACGAATAAGCATTTCTTCGTCTTCGTTGCTCCATGTTTCTTCGAGATTACTATTCCTGTCCATTGCTTCTCTGTGTGCAATAAAATCAGGAGCATTTTGGTCGAAGTCATCATCAAGGCATCCCATAATTCCCATACCTTGGTGGTCATATTCAGGAATAGCTTCTTCCTTACGGCTGGGTCTACCTTCTACCCACCACTTATATAGTATAAGCATCTCACGGGCTGCAACTGCCTGGTGATCGCATCTTTCGTGTGGCGGAAGGTTAGGATCATCTAAGGTAGATGCCCATTCCAGGTGTTTTATTCCTAAATCAGGCCGTCTGAATGGTTTGAAGAAGTAATAGAAAGGCATGTGCTTTTCGCACCATGTTGCAGTTTCGTCGCGTTCGGTCCACAGATAACGACTCCATGCAAGCTCGTCTTCTACAAAATCCTTAAGCATATTAAAGTTGACATGCAGCATAAGCTTTTCAACTTCGTAATATCCGGGTTCTAACCCAGTCTTCAACACATGATATCTATCATATGTACGATATCGAATCCAATTTGTGATAGCTTGATATTTCCACTTAATTGGATAAACAACTGCATGTCTCAAATCTTTTGAAATCCAGTGTCGGATAGGAGCAACTCTCTTATATTCCTCGTCAAAGAGACGCCATCCTTTAGATGTCATTGACCCTGGCGGATCATAATGCATCCAGGAACTAAATCTTCTAAATACTTTTTTGATTTGTTTATACATATGAGAATCCGGCATTGACGCATATTACTATGCATCTAACCGGACTGTCAAATATTAATGGTTGGCTGTAGAGATGAATGCATTCATCTTATTTGCTTCTGCAATAATTTCTTCAGTAATAGGAGCAGTTGTCTGGTTGTTACCGTTCTCTACTCCAATTGCTTTGTGCTTTTCGTTGAGAATTACTTGTGCGAGTTGCAATAGTTCTAAACGAATTTCATACGGCGTCTTTGGTGCTGATCTTGTTGGCATATTATTTCCTTGTGTGTTGTTAGGTAATTATGGAACTTTTTTGCGGAAGAGCAATACCAGTTGTAATACTTTCATATTGCCCTTCCAACTCTGCTACAGGACCCGCATCAGCTACCACATGAGCTTTGTTAATCTTCAGCTTGTCTGGATTGGCCATCATAATAAATGGGCCGAATTGTGGACCACGCTGGCCCATAACCATTTGCAACGGTGCCTTAATCTGATAATGAGTATCTGTTTCCTCAGTTACTCTGGCAATTATTTCTTCTCCTGTTGCAAGCTTAAAGACCCAAACATACGGTGTCTCTTTTTGTTTCTGTGTTAACATATGTTCCCTTTTTAGGCGTTTTCGTTATTATATGCGGTTAGTATATGGAATACAAATATTCGCATTAAATTTCGCATTGCCCTGCTGTACAGGCCAACATTTGTGCGCCTTCGACATTATCCTCGAGCTCAACAATTGCATCCCAATCAATAGACTTAGGCATCTGTGCTAATAGAGCCTCATACTCTTCTTTAGTGCAATCCTCGTAAGGAGCTTGCTTATATGTGCCGCCGTCGTACGGTAGGAATGATACACCCGACATTTCATCAAAGTATTCCCATACAAATGCACCTACTGCTGGCCATTCTTTTTCCGATACTGAAATAGTTACAGATGGCTTATGCTCACAGTAGTGTCTTTGATAAACAAGCCATAAATTCAAGTGCTTAATGGCATCAAGATCTTGTCTAAGAACTGCACCCTCTGGAGCTTTCTTAGGGAAAGTAAATACCATTGTGCTTCCAGGCTTCATAACATCAGGTTCGCTAGGGACACCAGCAACCATCATTGCTCTTGTTAGCGGATCTTTCACATCACCGCGAATACGACGATAGTAATAGGCAGCATGGCGTGGGTGAATTCCACTTGCTGTATCTGTTAATTGAGAAACTGTTCCAGACGGTTTTACAGCAGTAATAGCGGCGGCAACCGGAATATCAAGAATAGCAGCAAATTCAGCATTGACTGCAACAGTAGCTGCCTTGAGTGCTTCTAAACGAGCAGGCAATTCTGGATCGTTAGGATTATTTAGGAAGTGATTATCCAAGATACCTGTCATGGACACACCTAGCAAACGCTCCGCTTCGGTGTTATCTCGCCAAATTTTGCGTAGATAAGGGAAGTGTGTTAGCGTCGACTGGAATGTGCCGAGGATAGTAGCAATTCTTGCCTTACGCAATAGATCTTCAAGTGTGTCAGATGCACGGACAATAATTTCTGTTAGATTACAGAACTGGTAAGGTCGTAGGATAATTTCCGCACAAGGATTTGTACCAAAGTCAAAATCCGGATTACGACGACCGCTCTTCTTTACAATATTCTTTGCAGCTTCACGATTAAAGATTCCGCGTTCGCCGGACTTGGATTCGTAGAGAGAAAGCCATTCTTGCATGAAAATTCCCACATCGGGGCGCTCGGTGTGGCATGCACTGTTATTCGCAAGGGCACGCTGACCTTGTGTTTCCCACCATGCACCACTCTTAGCATTACGCATACGATCGTCAGAAAGGTTTGACAGGGAGATCATAGCAGATCTGCGCACGCCACCCACAACAACCACTTCACCAACCTTACACATAATGTCGTGACATTCAATACTGTTAAGCTTTCTTCCCTGTGCATTCTTAAATGTCTTAATAACAAACTTGAATAAGTCAATCAAAGGTTCTGGACCCGATGCACGGCCGCCAAAAACCTTTAAACGGGCGCCTGCTGGGCGAACCTTACTAACATCCCAACGAGGAGCTTCGCCAGAATACAACATTGCAATAACCTGGCGAAGTGCCTTTGCCCAACCTTCTTTACTGTCTGAAACAACAATAATAGATTCGCTGTCATAGATACGATCCGGAACTTCAGGAAGCTTACTAATGTATTGACGCTCTACACTGAAACCCACACCAGTGCCACATAGCAGAATAAACATTGCTTCATCGAAAGCCTTTGGGTCATCAACTGGGAGATATGAACAGTTGTAACCAGCAGTGTTATCTCTTTCGAGTGCCTTGCCTGCTGTCATAAGAGCACGCATAGAAGGCATAACTTCATTGTTTGTGACTGCACTCTGTAATTCGTTTCTTAACTCGGGAGTTAAGATATAATTATGTTTCTGCTTTAAATGATTCTCCATAAAATCAAAATAACGAGCAACAGTCTCATCCCAGTTTTCACGGCGCTTCTTTGAGTCTATGTAGCGTGCATATCTTGATTTTGCAATGTAGGTTTCGTATAGCATTTTATCTCCAATGTTTGTATACACCGGGACTAATGCCCGGATTGATTTATTGTTAGTTGATTGTTTTGACTTGTTCTTTTGTGTATTTCTGTATCAATCTAAAGTTATCGCTTATTTCAGGATAGTTATTTACCGAGCCTAGCTGGTAGTTTAAAACAAATATATTATCAACTACCGGCATAAGATAAATACCGTCTTCATCTTCTACTAGGTGCAATTCAATATACCTAGGAGTAGGTATCATTGTCAGTGTATAGAAAATTAGCAAACTTATAGAGCTTGTACAGAAAGATCCGTGAAATAGAATTTCCCACGGTGTTGGCCAATCAGCAGGAGAATAATAGTCCAGTGATCGTGATCCAATGGGCATTGCCGCACAAAATTTAGCAACTTCCATTAATTGTGCTTCGGGGTTAAGAGTAATAAGTTCTTCTCTTAATTTTTTCCAGAGGCGAAGGCGCTCCTCGTTAGGAATAGAATTCCAAATCATATTATTTGCTTAGAATGGCAGCCAGTGGATTGATGTTGTGTTTAATGTCAGCGGGTCGACAAAATCGTGCATGTATAAAATTTCAATATTAGAACCATTATATTGTGCCATAAAACTTATTTCTTTCGGAAGCAAAGTGTTTATTTCAGTGCCTGTATCAGTCAATGTTACGGGCGTCATTGGTGGGAACGGAAATACCGGTGGCGGCATAGGTGTTAATGGATCTACAGCAGTAATTTGCAATTCTCCGTTTCGGGAAAAATTAACACCTACCGAATTCCAATCAGGGCTAATGGAGTCTGTAATATCGTACACAATGTTGAAGAATGGAGTAGCAACATATGTTAATGCTGGTATAACAGTAAAAACTGCCGCAGGTGGTAAGATTATAGTTAGCGGAGGAATACCATCTAATGTTGTTTGAATTTCGACATATTCGCCATTTATATTACCTATAAACACTCTGCGGGAATCCACACATAATGCCATTTCTCCAGGTAATAAAATGTTTGGCCAAACATTTATATCTACGCCACCGATACCGGTATATCCAAACGGATATAACGAGTCGAACTGAGACTGTGTGCCTCTTCTATTCTGAATTCTTGAAACAATTACCGGTGATGCCATTACCTTATCCTTCTGATGTGTGCTTTATTTATGCCATACCGTACTGATCGTAATAGGCGCACACTTTGTTGGCCCACATGGTCTCGTAATGTTTAAATTCAGCACCTTCGATTACAAACTCTTGATATTTAGCATCTCTAGTAGCAATCATTACAACACCTCGATTTATACTTGTACCGTACATTTCATTATGAGATAGTGCATACGCCGCCAATTGCATAAAATAATCTTCGATCCAGTCTCGCTCTTTGGGTCGCAAACTGTTTTTAAAGTCCATTATAGACGGAATACCATCATGAATCCCTATAAGGTCAGTAGTACCTGCGTATAGATCTTTTGTATATAAGGCAACCTCTGTGCCCCATACTTCGCTTACCTTGGAAAGGCCTTGCTTAATGATTACCTTTGCGAGTGCTTTGGCCATAAAGGTGCCAGCCATGTCTTTCCCAAGAATATAGTTCTCGAGATTTTGGTGCATCCCGCTACCTAGATCGCTTGCTTCGTGTTTTATTCTCTCTGCTTCAGCTTCGCCAACGCGATCAACCCACTCTTGCAGGTGAGTCATATCTTTTGTTTTAGAGAGAATTGTTGTTACGCTTGGAAGCGGCCTACCGCCATCGACAATATAACGACGACCGTTTTCGGTATCGATTCTTTGCAGTGGCTGATAGTTAAATTTCTGTTGTATAATCATTGACAAAGTGTAACATAAAGAGTATCACAAGTCAAAACTTTACCAGCAAATCTTCCATTGTATAGTAGACCCTGTTGCAGGGTTTGATTGAATTTGAATCGTATAGCCGAGACCTTTAAAGTACGACAATACTTGATTCATTTGCATCTGAATTGGTTTGTTTGTAACAGTACCTGCCCAAACTTGCCAATATAATCCAGGGGTGGTTCCGAATGTATTTGTGTTCACATTCAAAGTAACAACAGCCGATGTTACGGGTGGATTAGGCAATGCCGCTGTAGAAGGATTCATAACAATACCTGTTGCTGCAGGTGTGTATTGAGTTCCCGGTGAAGTTACTGCAATTGACGCAACCGATGTTCCGCTAAGTGTCACAGATGTTGTTGCACCTGTTCCTGGGTCAGTAATCACCAAATAAGGTGGAAAAGTAGCGTATCCTGCGCCTATGTTATCAACAAGGACTTGTGTAATTGCGCCTAGTGGATCTGTTAGCACAGTACCCGTGAATCCAGAACCTAGTGGATATGCTACTAAAGGATTTAATGTAGAAACAATCTGTGCTTCGGTAACACTGTTCTGATATCCCGAACCTGGCTCTAAAATTGCAATAGCAATAATTTCACCTGTAAGACTTAATGTTGTAATCTTAAAAATTGCATCAACATACGCGATGTTAGGTAATACTGCTCTTGTGGCTGTGACAGTATCTAATGCTGTATATCCCGATCCACCGTTAACAATGTTGATTGCAACAATTTCGCCAGCGCCGTTTACTAACGGCTCGAGAACTGCACCAACCCCGGCTAATGAACTTACTGCCATTGTTGCAGGGACAGGCTGATATCCTGCACCCGGATTTGTCATTGTAATGCTTAGGATATTACTACCATTTGTTACCACATTGGCTGTAGCTAAAACGCTGGGTGATGATCCTACAGGAGGTACGAAATTGACCGCAGGGAGATCATTGAAATAGCCAGATCCACCATTTACTACAGTTACTGAACTTAAACCAGAAACAAATGTCATCGGTGTGTTGCCACCAACAGTTGTACACATCTGGCCACCGGAAGGCGAACATAGACTCGAAGCAGCCAATATGGCTTGCTGAATCATGCAAATTTCTTCCCATACTACAGGAAGATTAGTTGCAATTTGCTCCATCTGTGGAGCAGTTGGAAAACCCGTACCCGGTGTGCAGCAATCTGACATTTCTTATTATCCTATCTTTGTGGCACTCTGGGCCATATCACTTACCTGTGCTGCACTATCTTGCCCCGAACCGACAGCTTCAGAGCCCTCCGGCGGAGATAAGTTAATCATCATAGGAGTTGCCTGAGCTACAAGAGGGTTCTGACTTAGCAATGCCATGATACTATTTGCATCAACGGAATAACCCATACCGTACATCTGGTTTACCAGATCTTCGGTTTTGATTTGGGTGGCACCACTACCCTTAGCACCTACAAGTAAATTATTTAGATCTGCTTGTAGGTTAGCGTTGTAGTCTTCCTGAAGGATTTCTCTGGCTCTCATGCACGCTTCTTAGCTTCTTTAAGCTTTCTTGCCTTAGCAACAAGCTTCTGCATTTCCATAACCTTACGCTGTAAGGACTCTGTCTTCATGGAACGACCTAGTGGTTCTTCCTCTTCGGCGCTGCCAAATTCATCTTCTGCATCCATGTCACCGGCAATGTTATCAAGATCGGCATCAATGCCTGCATCTGCATCCATAGCCATTGTGTCATCCATACCATCCATACCGCCCATTGCTGGATCTTTTTCCATGTCAACTGATGCATCGAACTGACCAGTAGAAGCATCAGTTGACATGGAAAAAGATCCAGCAATGGG